TAATAGGCAAGCAATATACTTTCAACCAACAACGCCCCCTTCAAAGTCATTTTCATTGTATTCCTTCTGCCCCAAGTGTCCGCATTTTATACCCGTGTCAAGCCAAATACCAACTCCCAACTGTTTGACACGCCAACAAAATGATAAGTCTTCACCAAACCCCGGCATTGGCGCAAACGGCAAACCAACTTCATCACGTACACGTTTCAAAAGTCTGGTTGACGTCATGCAACAGCCAAACCCCACAGCTTCAACCGGGATGATCCCGCCAACCGGGAAGTTACAAGAAATGTTTTTTGCCACGGCGTCAACTTTGCCGTTTTCATATTTCCATGAAAGTTGGTCATATGCCACGGGGCGTATTGGTTTTGCCCTTGTGAAATACAAACCGCTGACAAATTCAAAACCGCTTTCAAGTTCATCCGCCATTCTTACAAGTGCATATTTCGGAATACGCATATCCGAATCAAACCACGCCACGGCGTCAAACCCGTGTTCAATGGCGTTCAGCGCTATAATATTACGTGCTTCATACACCAAGGAATTCTTGACAACCGTGTATGACGTTTCCGGCGTCTTTTGAAGGTCTAACATGGATTGCATAAACCCCGTATGCACCATGTCAAAGCACGGAATCCCAATCAATATTTTCAAGCGTCAACGTCCCCTTTCCTTACACGGCAAGCATCAAACCCGTCACAAAAACCCGCTTCATAATGGTTTTGCATGGTCTTTCCCGCCGCCGCAACCTTGGCTTCCAGACCTTCAATGTATTCCAACGTATCCTTCTGCAATTCATCTTGGCAAGCCTTCCCAAATTCTGCGTAAGGACAATTCATGTTGCAATACACCCCGGAAAGGCACTTTCTGACGCCTTCTTTGACTTCTTGCCCTGTCTTGGTCATGCACACAACCCTTCTTTCTTCATATACTGCCACACGTTCCACAGGGCCTTCCCGTGAATGATCCGTGTGTTTCTGTATTCATAGTGAATGTCATATTGTATTTCCTGCAATGTGCGCCCGTTTATGTACTTCTCAATCAAAACGGTCTGTTGCACTTCGTCCGGCACACTCTTAATGGCCCGCATGATTTCCCGCATGGTTTCCGCCGCTTCAACCCGTTCTTCATCCAGATAGCGTGTTGCGTCTATGGCAGAAACAACGGCGTTTGCCATTGCTTCCCCGCTACCGGACGTCTGCACACATATTTCCTTCAAAGAAACTGTGGTGTTTGTGGCGTTCTCTATTGCGGTTCTTATGGCACGTTCAAGGGCCGCACACTTACTTTGCAATGCCCTATATCTGGAAAGATAATCCTTTGCCGGGTTCTTCTTACCCGGATTCTTGTTATGCTTCATCTTTTCCGCCCCCGTAAACGCAAACATGATTCAATGATTGTCTTTCTTGCTTCTGTGTCATCATTGCGGCGGGTTGCGGCGACTTGCCGCCATTGGTTATACACCTTGTATTTGTAACAATAATCGTGATACGCACCGCAACCCCGCAACGGACACTTAATACACGGACATTTCATTTAGAACGGTAATTGATCCGTTTCCACCTGTTCAAACCCGGAAGCAGAATCAACACGGGGGGCGGGTGTTTCTTCTTCCGAATCAGACACACGGGGGGACAGGAATTCGATTTCATCCGCCGTGACTTCCAGATTTGCCCGTGTTGTGCCGTCATTGCCCGTGTACGTGCTAACGCTGACCGGGCCAATGACACACACCTTGTGGCCTTTACGCAAAAACTTGGCGCACAGTTCACCACGTTCCCGCCATGCCGTGACCTTGAAAAAGTCGGCTTCCGGGTTCTGGTTGCTCTGTGTCTTCCGGCGGTTGACAGCTACGGTGAACGTGCAGACGTTCACGCCCGTTGTGGTTGTCCGCAATTCCGGGTCTTTGGTAAGGTTTCCAATAATGATTGTTTTATTCATGTGCGTCTTCCTTCCTTATTCGCTTCAATCAGTTTGATCCTGTTTTCAAGGCTTTTAATCCATGACACAAGCGTTGTTGTTTCTTCCCAATTCAAGCAGATTGTTTCACCGAATCTTGTATTGATTAAATTCCTGCGAATCCGTTCACGCTTTATGAAAAGCTTGGTTTGTTCATGCTTGTCCACTTAATCACCCGCCTTTTCAATCATTTCAGCGCCACACGCCGGACAATACTTGCCGTCAACGATGTATTCATCAGACCCAACATACCAACGCCCGCAATTACTACAATATGCGCCGTTACCCTTTACGTCCGGCGTCAACCCGTCCGACATGAACGGTATTGGTTTTCCGTTTTCGTCTTGCCAATGTGCAACGGGTCTTTCCGTCATAATGGCAATCCGTTCTTCCTGTTCTTCAATCATTCCCGCCATGTCAGCAATAAGGGCGTCCCGGCATTTCTTTATGTCTTCCATGACATTGACGGAATAATTGGGGTCAATACGTGGGTCACGCATTATGTCCCCACCGTCATAATACGGACAGTGTTTGCAATCGTGCTTTTTGTGGCATTTATAGCCTTTTTGCACCTTCTCTTTCTGTGTCATTCCTGCGCACCGTCCTCACCATAGCTTTTAACAATGTGATTCAACCATTTATCCAACTGATGAACAGCCCATGCTACCGGATATTTCTTCCCTTCCTTTTTCGCTTTGTTGTAAAACTCAATCAGACGAGCAATAGCTTTTTCAATGGTCATTCCTGCTCACCGTCCTTTTCTGTTTCATTTTCCGCCGGAGCAATCAACCGCCCGTCAATGTACACGTCTTTTCCGCTTTTGGCCTTAATCGCACAGGCAATGCATACTTGCAGACCTTCCGGGATAATATTGCCGCAACAGACGCAACGGTTGTCATTCATTCCTTACCACCTCATATATATGCAGTTCATTGGTATATCTGAATCAAACTCACGTTGCCATTCATTTTGTGGATAAAACCACTTATAAATTGATTTCAGAACGTCCAATGCGTCTTTCACAGTTCCCCAACCGTTTGAAGGTTCAAGGGCCTTGTACAAATGTTCATTGGCAACAAGTTCATTGATTCCGTCCCGGATTTTGTTTATGACTTCATCCATTCGATAATATTTGCCCTGTTCATAGTCCCAAGAAAGGGCCTTTTCAAATATGGGCCGCAAATTATATGTTGGCGTGTCATATTCCGGGCTACCAAGAAAAGCGTATGCGTCACAGCCTTCAACCTTGACATAGAATCCGATATTGTAACTCAATTAAAACCGTCCTTTCTTCTGCCGGATAGCACGTCACGGCGTGGCCTTAATCCGGCTTTACTTAATCAAATTCGCTTTCATCAACAATACGTATTGGCATGAATATCATAAGCGGCGTTCCGTTGGCGGCGGTTGCAAGAACGGGTTGTTTTCCCATTTCTTGACCGTCCTTATATATTTGATAAAACAACACGCCGTGTTCGTCTTTCAGCGGTTTCAACATGGTTTCATTAACATACGTTTTCCACTCAACTTGTCCGGCAATGCCCTTGAAAATGCGCAATAAAGGCTTTTTTGGCCCAAAACCGGATTCAACAAGCGTTTTCGTCATCTTGATTTCATTACCCGGCGCAATAAACGTTGAAAGTTCCGGCAAAAACCCTTTGTCCGAACCGCTTTTGACGGCAGAAGTATCAAAGCGCACACTATCTTTCGGAAGAACAAATGCACAATAACCGTCAAAGGTTATCACCAGAAATTCACCTTCCCAATAGCCGGGAATTGTATGCCCCCACTTGTTGCCTTTAATCATTTGTTTAATTGCTTCTTGGTTGATTTTTATGTAATTCATTTATCCTTCCCCCTTAATACTTTTCATCAATCGCAACCGCCTTGTGCGTGTGGTCATACACCCAAGACCACACACCCCACGGAAGCAAATGCCGAAAATACAACCGTCTGCAAATCTTGTACAATGCCTTCTTCATGCTTGTTGTTCCCCTTTCTCATTGGCTAAAAAGTCTTTCAAGTCTGCTTCAAGCCCCGCCATGATTTCCGCATCAACGCCGGAATAATCCCTTTGGTTGAAGTCTTGGAACGGCAACACCTTCTTTGACTTTGCGGGCGCAAGTTCGTCTTCCCACCTGTGACCGTTCAACCATGTTGCCGGGTGCGGAATGTATTGCCCGCCGTCCTTTGTCCATTGTTCGGATTCGATCTGTTTACCAATGGCGGCAACCATTCTTTCAAGCAACGCTTCATCCGGCTTTATCTTGTCAAAGGCTTTTCTTGCACCAACACGGTTGACCTTCCGGGGGTAAGCTTTCCAGAACTTTTCAAACCACGTTTCCTGCGCCTTGCGCTTTTCGGATTCGGATTCTATTTCGGATTCGGATTCGGATTCGGATTCGGATTCAAGCGACTTTTCGCCGCAACTCGCCGCAACTTGCGGCAAACTTCCGCAATCCGCTTCATCCGGCGTGGGGTATTTGTGGCGGGAAACCCGCAACCGTTGGTGTTCACCCCACTTATTCACACATAAGAAAGGCTTGCCGTCCTTGGTGTACCGGACAATCAATCCGACTTCCGCAAGTCTGTCAAGAATCTTGCCAACCTCTGACAGCTTCATTGTGTCTTTCAGCGGAAACAGGCGGCTTTTCACAACCGCTTCACGGGCGTCAAAACAACCGTAGTCATCCGCATTGACAAGCAATCTGTAAAACGTAACTTCTTCAATGGGCGTCAATTTGTTAATCCGTTCAGAATCACAAATGCTTTCTTTTATGATCCTATTCGGCACGGGGCGTCACCCCGCTTTCATGTCTTGTGTCCATAGCCCTTGCCCTTTCTCATAGATAGTTTTTGCCAAATATCTGCATGAATTCTTCGTGTGTATGCCGTGCTTCAAATGCGATTTGTCCAAGCCGCTTCAAACTGTCAGAAGTTGCCCGGTTTTTGTGGGCGCTTTCCGGGCCTTCCCTGTGACATTTGATACCGCATAACCAGATTTTCAAACCATACTTTTCAGACCACTTCCGGTTTGCCCCGCCGAAAACATGGTGTTCTTCAAGGCCAACCCGTGCGCCGCACAGGAAGCACACCTTTTCATGCTGAATTATGCTTTTCATGCGGCGTTCACGAACCGTTCAAGCGCCAACCGCTTGGATTCTTCCGAATGGAAGACATACTTGCCAATACGGGACGCTTTGCCGTTGGGCTTGGGGATAATAACCGGAATGGTATCAATTCCAATGCCAACGTCACGCAAGTCTTTGATACGTGCTGACAATCTGCCAACGCCAATTTTCATTGCCTGTTTGTTGGTAATGCTTCCGAAACGGACAATGAACATAACAACGTCTGCAACCTGTGTCATTTGATTCCCCACCTTTCAACAAGTTCTTTTTCCTGTTCCTTTGACAGCGACACAGGAAGTTCCATTTGTAAGCACTGATCCATTAACCATTCAATCAATATTCGCATTTCTTCAACGTTGTACGTTGATGACCCAAAGTGAAGGTGACAAAGTTTGTGACCCGGCCCGTCATTGTCAACCACTTCAAAAACCCAACCGTCACCGTTGCTTTCCCAACGGCGCTTGACGTTTTCCAAGTCCCACACGCTGACGGGTGTTTGTAAGTACGGGCCAACCGCCACAATTGCCATTCTGTACACTTCATGCTTTGATAACGGCGGCTTGAAGGCACGTCCGATTTCAGTACACAAGGCCCAACAAAAATTGTTTGCGTACAGAGAACGGGACTTTTGTGCCTTCTTGATTTCAACTGAAACAGGTTTATCTTTCAGCGAATCAAACGCCGCCGCAAAGTCCGTGTTGACCGTGACGGTTATATTCTGTGTGCCGTCACGGTTCACGGTTAAATCTTTCAGATTTCCGGTCATTTTCACAGGGCGTCAACTTCCTTCAATACCGTTCCAAGCGGGTCAAACAATGTGTACATCTTGGCAATAAGGTCTTCCGCTTCCGCCTGTGTGTACGCACTCAACCCCTTGTTGGGGACTTTCCCCGCTTGCCGCAAAACGGCAAGTTGCTTGGTGAAAGGTTCGGCGTTTTCTTCTGCCGTAATTTCACGTGCGCTTTGCAGGTTCTTCTTTTCCTTTGCAAGATAAGTCGCAACGGGGTTGTCCGGGTTGGGAAGGGTTGGCGCTGTTTCTGCCTTCACGGGTTCTGCCTTTGTGTCTTTCGTGCGTTTCACTGTTGCGGGTTTCGCCGGGGTCATGGCGGCGGAAGTTACTTCAAAGGATTCCTTGTCCGGGTCATCCTGTGCCATTTCTTCCGTGGGAATCATAAACACTTGGAAACAAGCGTATTTCAGACCAACCGCCATTGCCTTATTACTTGCCTTGTCCCCGCTGTCCATGCCTTCACCGATAACCACGCAAGACACGTTTGAACCGTCCGGCGCAAACAGTGTGTATTTAATCTTCAAAATGGAATACTTCAAAAGCGTCTTGGTTTCTTTGCCGTTGTAGACCTTGACGCTTTCACGTTCTTCCCGTGTCTGTTCAAGGACTTCCGGCACAATGAACAAGCCAAGTTTAGACATTACCGGATTCAATGCGTTCATCACGGCATCAATTCCACGGTATTTAAACCCTTGCGTCTGGTTGACGCTATCCTTGCCAACCGCACGGATTTCACGCATGGCGTCACCAACAAGCTTGTAAATCTGTTCTGCCATTCTCAAAACACCCCTTATTCAACCGTAAATTTTGCTTCACGTTCCACAACTTCAACGCCGGGAATGATTTCACCGTCACTGTTGACAATGGTGTTCCCCATAACGGTAACGTCCTTTTTCAAAGACGCCCAATCAAGGCTTTCCGTTGTCTTGATGTATTTCCCGCCGTCGTTGGATTTCAGCCAAGTCATAACCGCCTTGTCATCCCGTTTGAATTCCGGCGCTTGCTTCTTCCAGACAAGCTTGCCTTCCGGGTGCGTGTAGCTTTCCTGTGTTGCCGTCTTGTGGTGTTCTACGGTCTGGAAGAACAGGAACAACGCCCGGTCAATGATAGACAGCTTTACTTCCGAATCCTTCTTGACCGCATCAATGCGGGCTTGGTAGAAAGCAATCAAATTGTCCCGGTCTGCAATAAGTTCCTTCCGGCGCTTCAACTGCCAACCCGCTTCAATGTCTGACCGCACAACAAGTTCTTCTTCTTCATTTGTCGGCGTGATATTTTCAACAATTTCACTCATAGTTGTTTTCCTTTCTCTGCTGTGATACAATCACAATGGATTGTGTTTGTTAGCCCTTGCACGTCCCCCCGCTTTTGCGGGGCTTTTTCATTTCATGGCATAATGCCATTCAATGTGTTTGTTTGCCATGTCATACACGGCGTACGGTTTCGGCCCAAAGTCATAAGTTGCGTCCAGAATCCCAAAGGCAACCGCCGCAAGAATGGAAAGAATAAAGATGACTTTCCGCATAGTCACGCCCCCTTTCTTTTCAAAATCCTTCTGGTTTCACTTTCCGGCGGAAGGGTCTTCCGTTCAACGTAGGACTTCACGGCACGTTCTGTGACCAAAAGCGGGGATTCCATGTGTTCCATGTCCCGCATAATCTTCCGGGCTGTTCTTTTGTCCTTCACCCGGAACAGGTCACAAATGTCATTGACCGAATAAAGCTTGTCCATACTGTCACGCCCTTTCGATCAAATCGGCAACGGGAATGACAAGGGCCTTTGCAAGCTTTTTAAGCGTCCGCATGGTTGGTGACGTTTTGCCGTCTTCAATGCGGGAAATGCTGACCCGGCTAATGCCGGACATTGCCGCAAGGCGTTCCTGTGAAAGACCCCGTGCCTTTCTGATTGTTGCAAGTTTGCTTATAAAATCACCCCCTTTTTATTCATATCTGATAAAGTCTTTGCCGTATATCTGATTGCAATCGTCAAAGACCTTTTTCATTCCTAACCCTTTTTTGGACGGAACCCATATTTTGGGCGGATTCCAATTTTTCCAATCACCGTCATACAACGGGGCTGTTGGGTCATAATTCGGATTGTCTACCCATTGCCCGCCGTTCATGCAGTATTCATATTGTTTGGGGTGTGTTCTTGCCAACCGCTGAAAGCGTGTTTCGCCTTTATCAAGGTGTGCCCCAAATCAGCAAAATATACACCCGGTACGTTGACACCCGGAACATTTGGGTACATATCACGCACCAAGTACGCAAGCACGGTCGAATCCTTGCCGCCGCTGAAGGATACGTAAACGTCCCCATTAAAATGGTTGTACCATTCACGAATACGGTTTTGCGTCATTAGAACTTTTGCGCCCAATGGAAGCGCTTGCCTTTGCCGTAAATCGGAAATTGTAGGCATTTGTTTACATCCCCCATTTGTGAATATGTTGCATATTGTTTACCACATGACGCATTGTAGCAAGAAGTTATCAAAAAGTCAAGCATTTTGTACCAAAAAGTTTATTTATTTTTTGTATCAAAAATGATACAAGTGAAACGGGGGTGATATTTTGGCATTGGATATAGGAAAAAGGATTGCCGAATTACGCCGTGACCGGGGTATAAACCAAGAACAGCTTGCAGAACTCGCAATGTTAAGCCGGGTAACAATAGCCAAGTATGAAAGCGGGCGGGTTGAACCGGGCGCACAGGCGCTTTCCCGGATTGCTGACGCATTGGAAGTGACAACGGACACGATACTTGGCAGGACGGAAGACGAACCGGAAGGAAACAACCGACCAAAGACCGTGGAAGCCCGCATATTGGCAAATGGCGTTGACAAAATGCCAAAGGAACAACGTGAACAGGCGTTGAACATAATGCGGGCCGTGTATTCTGATCTATTCAAGAAAGGGGAAGACAATGACGCCGAATTATGACAAGGCCGCTATCATGGCAACGGAATTGTTGATTGAACACGCCATAAGCGCCGCCCCGGTTTCACCATTGCCAATGTTGAAACAACGTCCAAACGTTCTTGTTGTGTCCTTCACGGAAGTTTCAAACAGTGTCGGACTTGACCGTGATGAAGTGCTTTCCACATTTTCAAAAACGCAAGACGCCGTGACGTCCTGCTTTATTGATGACGGGGAAAAGAATTATATAGTTGCCTACAATCAGCGTTTGCCCGTACACACGGCGCAAAGGGCGCTTGCAAGGCAACTTGGTCATGTCATGTTGGAGCATGACGGAAGCCGCCCGGATGACGTCAGAACGGCAGAAGAAACGTGCTTTGCCTATAACCTGTTGTGTCCACGCCCGTTGATCCGTGCCGTGCAGGAAGCGGGGCTTGAAATCACGTTGAACGTTCTGACGAACATGACAAGTTGTGATTCGGATTGTGTTGCCGGAATGAAAGCGTTGCACGGCGCACACGTCCCGCCGGAATTGAACCGGAAAGTCAAGGCGTTGTTTGCTGACTACGTGAAAAACTTTGTCAGTTTCCGCAAGTCCGTCACGGTTGACAACTCTGCCCCGGTTGACTTTGGTTGTTATCTGGAAGGATATGAAGACTAATGCCACGGCAGAAAAAGCAGACATTAAAAAAGCGGAAAGACGGACGCTATGCTTGCCGCTATAAGTCGCAATGGTTTTATAGCACTGACCCGGAAGAATGTTTGAAACTACGGGAAGAATTCAAGGAAGCGGAAAAGCGGGGGCGGGTTGCGTCTTACTTTGTCCGGCAATACGCCCTTGATTGGCTTGCAAGGACTTACCCAAACCCAAACCCAAAGACGCTTGAAGGCGTGAAAAGGCACATAACAATTCTTTGTGACGCAATCGGCGGCTTGCCCGTGTCAGACGTCAAACCGTCAGATATTAAGGGGATATACGCCACTTATTACAAGACTTATTCAAGCGAATATATAAGACACGCAAAACAGGCATTTTCCGGCGTTTTTGACGCCGCCGTTGCTGACGGCATTATTACATCAAACCCGGCCCGTGACCGCACCGCAAAGCCCCACAAAGGGACAAAGGGCGGGCATAGGGCTATAACCGCACAAGAACGGGAATGGATGTTGAAATACTGCCGCAATCACAGGGCGTTTCCGCTTGCAATGGCAATGTTATACGCCGGGTTGCGCCCACAGGAAGCCAAGGCCCTTGTCATTGAACGTGACGTTGATTTCATGGCGGAAACCGTGACCGTCAACCAGACAGCACACACAGACCCGGAAAACGGGCAAAAATACGTTCATACGGCGCAAGGAAAGACCAACCGGGCCAATAGAACAATCCCGTTGCTTGGGCCGCTGAAAATGGCCTTGGAAGGGCGCACAGGGCTATTGATAACGGACGTGAAAGGTGAACAGGTCACACGCAACGCATGGCAATCCGTCTGGAAGTCCTATTGCGCACAAATGGAAGAAGAAATAAACGGTATAAAGCATAGATGGTACGGGCAGACCAAAGAACACAAACGGTTGCTTGCGGAAGGGAAACCGCTTCCGCCGTGGATTCCGTTTGACGTCACCCCGTATGATTTACGGGTGTCATTCTGTACAATGTGCCGGGACGTCACGCCGCCAATAGAAATGCACACCGTTATAAAATGGATGGGACACACAGACGCAACAATGGTCTTGTCTGTGTATGATGATCTGCCGGACAACCGGGAAAAGGCGGAAGCCGCCCGGTTGCGTGATAGTCTGACTACCGTTTTGACTACCAAACCATGATTTATTATGTATCAAAATGCCCCTTTTTGTATGTCTGCCGGACTTTACAAAAGGGGCTTTTTCTTATGTTTTGCAACGGTTTAAAGGCTTTTTGTAGTCAACAAAAAACCCACCGAAAGGGCGGAGCGTGGCAGGACACGGGACGCTTGATATATAAGAAAAGCCGGGGATTATTCCCCGGCTTGACTACCGTTTTGACTACGAATACGGCCCATATCTGCACGAATAAGGCTTTTAATATATCCTTGCACGTTGTCCATTCCTTCCAGACGCCTTATAATGTCGGCGTCTGTTTTTATGTTCAATTTCAAATGAACTTGTTTTGTGTTTGCGGCGTCATACTTTTTGACAGCCCGCTTCAATGCTTCCGTTGCCATTTCTTCACCCCACTTGTTTTGTCTGAAAGGTCATGGCACAGGTTTTCAAGCTTCCCCGTCACTGTGTCAAGCTTCTTGCACTCTTTCTTACATCCCAAGCCTTCCAACCTGTGCATTGAATCACACAGGTTTAAAAAAGCAAGGTATATGTCATCAGTAATGGCGTCAATTTCTTCCGCCCGTTCCTTCCGGGTCATATCATAACCCCCTTTCATTCATTAAGTCAACGCCGGGGATATACCGCCCCGGCCCGGTGTAGGTCTTGTCAACAGTACGGGCAATATAGCCCCATGCCTTTTAGTTTCTTCACGAACCTTTCAAGGCGGTTCACCATGTTAATCAAATCACGGGCGTCCTGCACTTTCAACCGCCATGATTGCAACTGTATTGAAGTAAGCAAGCCGGGGAAAACTGCGCCGTTTTTCGTTTCCCTAACAAATTCCTTTGCTTCTTCCAATGCTTCATAGTTCGCACAACTATCATCGTGGAATGAATCAAGCAACCAACCCGCTTCATTTGCAATCATGTCCCAATCTGTGCGCCCGTCCCGTTCTTCTTCTGGATAATCGGAAAGCCTTTCTTCAAGGTCATAACAACGAACCTTTTTTAATGCCTTGATTGCTTCCGGGTCTGTCAGTTTCACGCCGCCTTCCCCCTTTCCTTCCATTCCTTCAACTTCCGGGCGTTGTCCTGCACAATCTTAATGTGCATTTCAAGTTTCTGTTTCGGTGTCATCATAGCCCTTGCACCGCCTTTCTCTTGTGCTTTGGCACAAGCTACAAGGGGCGGGGATTCCGCCCCCTGTCTGCTTGGGTCAAACTTGTTCGCAATAACCTTCATGGACTTCAACGGTAATGATTTCAACTTTTGTATTCCAATATTCCGTATTTTCCGGGTGTGTGTATGAATACGCCCGTTTTGCATCGCACTTACGTTCATAACCATATTTCCGTACAAAATACGGGATCAGAAGGTCACGGGCAACGAACTTGTCACGGGTGTCAGCGAAAAGCAAATATTGATCTTTCCCGTAAATGTAAGTATGCGTTTCGTTGCCGGAATAACTCTGGTTGTTTGCCGTTGCCGTTTTGATTGATTTCACCAAATATAACCGTTCCATTTTTTACGCCCCTTTCTGCTCTGTCCAATCATCAGACCATTTGCCAAGCGCAACCCGTGCGCCCCGTTCCGTGTTGTACGTCTTGCGATAGCGTTTCCCGCCACAGAAGACCGTCAATGTTGCCGTCCCGTCCCTGTGAATCCGTATTGAAGCGGTTGCGCCATAAAAGCTTTTAAAATACTTCCTTGCGTTCATGCTTTACCTTCCTTTCCGGCGGGGTTTCCGCCCTTTTCTTGATTATAAGTATACACTTATAACAAGAAATGTCAACACCTTTTTTGAAAAAAAATAAATCCCCCGGAATGATCCGGGGGAAGTGTGCAAAAAAATATAGGGTTGTTTTGGTGTTAATCCTTCCAAGGTTCTTCATACCCCTTGGCCCGTTCGCTGTCACCAACGCCCGCCGTTGTGGGGTCATTAACAATGCCAAGAATAACCAGAACAGCAAACACGGCGTCAACCACGGCAAGTATCTTTCCCGTCAGCGTGGACAGGTCAAGGGTATAGCCAAACAGCGCCGCCACAGCTTGCGCAACAAGCGCAAGCGCCGGGATAATGGCAACCCAAAAAGCCTTGTTCTTGATACGAACCTTCCAATTTATCATACAATCACCCTTTCGCAATTTCATCAATTCTTTGGTGCGCCCGTTTTATGGATTCTTCCGCAATGATTAACCGCTTCACCATGTCAGCAAGGTCTTTTTGCATGGCCTTATTTTCAAGCTTTATGTCATCCACGCTTGACCTTATGTAGCGTATGTCCGCCGTCATTGTGGCCCGTTCCGTGGCGTCTGCCGTTGTGTCCTGCTTGTCATTGCGCTTGTACGCAAGGAAGGCAAGGAACAGGGAAAAAACAGACACGATATATGGCAATGCTTCTTTTAAGTCCAATTTCAAACGCCCCCAATCAACCAGCCGTCACAATGGCGTCCGGGTATTGTGCAACCAATGTGTCAACTTGTGCTTTTGTCAAACCAGATACAGTGACGGTGTACTTTTCGGCGGGCTGTGCGCCGTCAAGCGCCGCCCACGTATTCTTTCCAACTACGCCGTCAACAACAAGGCCGTTGGCCTTCTGGAAAGCTTTTACCGCTGAAAGGGTCTTTGTGCCAAAGTCGCCGTCAACCTTGCCGCAATCAAACCCTTTTTCATTCAACAGGGTTTGCAGTTCCTTCACGGATTCGCCTTTGCTTCCCTTGCGCAATGTGGGTCTGTCCTTCATCGCATCACCTTTCTTTTCATCCCCTGTGTCTGTCACAGGCGGGACGTATTCAGTGTCAACGCAAGCGGGTATTCCCCAAAACTTCCACTTTGCGTTTCTTTTCTTGGAATATTGAACCCCGTTGCTACATTCAACCGTTTCGTCATTAAAGCCAAACCCCGTGTGCGGGTAAGTCTTCTTTTTTGCGTCATAGGTGAACAGACAAACAAGCGTGTCACGGGGCATGGTTTCTATTGGCCCTTGTGCTTTCCAATTATTCCGGTCTTTCCATTGTGCGGACACGGTTGAACCCATAAGCTTGAAACCGTAGACAATCAGAAGAACCCAATACGTGAAACCACGGCAATCAAAAAAACGTGTTGTCATCCCGCTTGGAAACCACTTACACCCGGAACAGCTAACCGCCCCTTCAAAGTTCTTGCAAGCTGTCTTGATTGTTGGGTGTTCGTCACCATTCTTGGCGTAGAAACTCCGGCGGTTGCCGGGGGTGCAATACTCGCCCCGTGCGCCGAATACATACGCCCAACCAACACAAAGCAACGCAACCTTCCACGCAACAAGCATTAGCGCAAGGCCGGAAGCTTTCAATTTGTCAATATGTTCTTTCACATAACTTGCGCTGTTCACGCAAACCCCCTTTCTTGATCCTCAAAAGAAGGCGGCGCAAGCGCCCGTTTTTATATTGGGTCTTGCGCCGCACGTTGTTTGATTTTGCTTCACATAACGGGCAAACCATCCGGCCTTCCGGTATGATTTCCCCACAGCAAACACACCTATTGACCGTTATAATCACCACCCATTAGAACGTTATGTGAGAAAGTCCATTTTCATTGCCAACAATAAAAATAGAGAAAAAGGTTTTATACAATCAATGTACCTGTTTCGTAATTGTAGCAAAGCGTATCTTTGTGTTGCATCATCAAATTATAATCCGCACCGATCCTTACAAGTTTCAAAATTTTAGAGTAAGTATCAACCGCCATTACATTGAACAAATCTTGCGACTTTGTGTCCCTTACTCTTGCCCCGGCGCTTGTATTCGCATAGGCAATACCGCCCAAGCTAACCGCTATTTGCACTTGATCCGTGTGTCTATCAAGTTTTGTGAAAACATCATAATGAACATGGCCGCAAATCCACGCAATAAAATTACCGCCGCCATCAATAAAGTCTTGTACGGCGTCTGAATACTCCGGCGGCATATATTCTTTATAACTTGAACTGTATGACGGGTTTGCTGTTTCTGTAAGGAATGTGTCATTGAAATTCGTTGCAAGCGGTGTTTCCGGGAAGTGTCCTCGCATATGGTTAGCGACAAGAACATGAAGACCTGCCGTTTTTGCGCTTGCAAGCACTCCCGTAAACCATGTAAGTTGATCTTCCGTCAAGTGCATTGCGTCAAGACATATCAACCGCACATTGTTAGTTGTATAATCCTTGTAATAATAGCAATGCCCGGAAGTATATGTAACCCCCCAATTCGATACATAAGGCGCAATAAAAGTATCATATGCATCTTGTTCGGAAACATAATCCCAATCGTTGTTACCATCTATTTGTTTATTCGTATCATGGTTTCCAATCAGATTAAGGATTTTTTCCGATCCGTCAATAGTTCCCCACCAACTAAAACCGTCTGAAAACTCATAGTCAACGCTATCCCCTGTGTGAATCACATCATGAATATATTGGCTATGCTGTCCGTAAAATGACATAACACGTTTGAGGTTGATAACGTCTGCGTGAATATCAGAAAAATGCAACAATAGAAGCGGGGGGGTCTGTAATACTCTGTTGACCCTTCTTGGTCTTGCTAATTGCTGAATTTTGTTTAATGTTTCCGCATCACCTTCCGTATTAATGTCTTGTGAAAGTGTATGTAATTTGCAAGTCCATTCCCCGGATAAATCATGGCTTGAATTGCATACAAGGTATGCCGTGTCTGCCGGGGCGGTAATTGTCATATTTTGTGCAGAATTTTTGCCACGTTGTGTCAATACGTTTCCTTCATCATCAATAAAAGAATATGGTCTTTTATCTGTTGCACAATAAATGGCATGAATGAAAAAGCTGTCCCCTTCTGAACACGGTATTACACAATGCCGCCAATTAGAATCATATCTAACATCGTTTTTGTCAACCGTTAATACAGTCGTTGGGATATATCCAATACTCCATATATAGTTTTTAATACCTGTTGATTCTTCAATAAACTGACAAATGCTGTCAATGTTATATTTGACAGCTTCCGTGTTTGGGATTGAAAAATCATTTTCAAGTTTTGTATCAAGGTTAAGAAGTTGCACAGGGTAATAATTTTGCACTTCTGCGGGTTGAATATTGCTGTCATCGGTTTTCGCAACAACAACTTTAATATATTGACCGACTTTTACGGGAACATATCTATCAACCGTCTGAAAATCTCCATATGAAACAAAATCAGAAGTTGATGCAGAATCATAAATTCTATACCCAACTTTTAACCCTTCACGGGCATGAAGAAATACGGGCGTTTGTGTAACTTTGTAATAGTCGCTTGTTCTTACCCTTGTATCAGACGTGATTGTTGATCCGTCTATTGTGTTCAACGATCCTTGTTCAAGTGCTAACTTGACAGACTTTTTTATCATGTCTGTTGCTTCCTGCACCGTCTGGAAATCATCTGTCATAGGGTAAGACAGGTAAGCGGTTGCGTCTGTTGCGGAAATATGGAAACTCGTTCTAACATATGCCGCACCATCCGGCACAACCATTTCTTTTCTTATCCCGCCAACACCAGAACCGGAAATAAATGTTTTATTCCCGTCATAAAACGCCGTTCCATATGAACTGCTGTCAAATGTATGATTTATGCGGAATATCATTCCGGGTTTAACGGGGATGTAATCTGTAATAAAATAATTCGCATTGGATGACGGGTTGCCGCTTGATGTCTGTATTCTATAACCCGTTGTTATGGTTTCAAGGTCTATAACATTCCCACCGGAAAAAACAAGATTGTCTGCTTTATGGCCTGCTTCTACAATACCGCACAAATCTGAATAATCCGCCGGAATAGAAGCAACAGCGGCGTCAATTTGCGCAATAAGAGTTGAAATTGAAGGGATAATTGTGCCGGGGTCAACAGCCGTGTCCGTTGCGCTTTGATAAACCGTTGCAACAACTGCCGCAATGGTAGTTATAACCCCGGATGTGGTTAATTTGATGACAATGGAAACAACGCCGGGGATGTAATAAGCGGCAGAAGGCAGGACAACAGACGCAACGTTACCTTCAATACTTCCGTCCGCAACTGCAACCGTTCCGCCGTCCGCACGTATCACGTTTGCGGAAACAGTACCGGATATTGCGGCGGGTTCTTCACCGTCAAAAACGGCAACGTTTATCACGTTGCCTTGATTATCCTGTGAAAACAAATTGCCGTCAAGGTATTGAACCTTGACAAGGTGTTGTAAATCACAAGTCAAGTTGGTTGTAATAACCGCCATTATTCATCACCCACCTTTTGCATTATTGCCGTTATAGAGTTGCCCGTCTTGTTGATTGCATATATTTCCGTAAACCCTTCAAAAACAAGCGTTGCGGAATTATATTCATACGTAATAATGCTTGTCTTTTCCGGGTCATTAAGAACGGAAACAACTTCCTGCATAGTTTGCCCGCCGCCGAAAAACAAATACAGACCATAAGCACTTTCTGACGCACGGCAATCATTAAAGGAAGGCCCGTCTTCAAACGTCAGCTTTTGTTGCGTCAGCATTTTTATTTTCCCCCTTTAATTCAATGACAAGGGTATTTTCAACAATCTGTATATACGTTTCGACTTGCAACGCCGCCGTCATATTTTCTTGCGTTGCCTTTATTTCAATTTTGTGCAAATCACCCTTTGCGTTTTCCAGAAGTTCAATTGCCTTATTGATCGTTGCGCCGTCCATAATCAACCGCCTTTCACGCCGCATTTCTTGGGTTGGGTAATGTGTATGCGTTTGCCTGTGTGGTTTTCCACCAACCAGACCCAACGTTTGTGTACTGCCCGTATTGCAAAATATAGTGAACAGTATCATTGCCGCCATATGTTCCCGTCTGTCTTGTATACCGGGTAACAGATGTGGCGGCATCGATACAATCATTCCAACCTTGATCGTATGCGGCTTCGGTGTCGCCCTTCCTAAAAGTTATTGACCCGCCGTTTGTAAGTCCAAGAACAAGGGTTGTTCCGTCTGAACTAACGGCGGCGTCCGCAATCATCATCCCGTGACCATTTACGGACAACGTGTTACATGACATTTGTCCCGCCGCCGACACGCCACCAAGGGAAGACAAACCATTGACGGACAAGAAAGACATTTGACCAATTGCGGCTTGAACCGTGGTTGCGTTAATGTCTGTTGCTTCAATCTTGTTGGCAAGAAGGGTGTTGACGGACGTGAAGTCCGTTGTTATTGCGGTCAATGTTCCGTCAAGGGTTTTGCCCCTATAATCAGCATCAATGGTTGATTCGTTGCCAATAACAATCATGTCACCAATGATCCGGGTGATTGTCTGCCCTGTTTGACCGTTGATTTGTTGGGCCATAATGCCGCCCGTCAAGTTCCCTTGATCCCATACGCCAAATTGCGCCGTCACGCCGCTTTCTGTGCGTTGCACGTACATTCCGCCCGCATTGTCAATGATTAACTTGCCGTTGGCGTCAACGTGCATTGCGCCCGCAAGCGTGTAAGCGGTATTCGTGGCGGAAATGTTGACATGGTTTGCGTCAATCAATGCCGTACTTTCACCCGTTGTGGCATTGATTGAAAGCGTAATTTCCCCGGCCTTGATGAACAAATCACCGTTGCGCTTGCCAACCACCATTTGCACCCAACTACCGAATTCATCCGTGTTGGCTTTTAAGTCATAATATGTGTTATATTTTTCGTGTTCGTCATTGGTTTGTCCCCTTCCGCCGCCACCCCCGCCGCCGGATGCTTCTTCTTCCGTCTTGGTGTTTATATATATAATGTTCGGAATATAATCACCAATTTCCGGGGCGGTTGCCGTTGGGTCAACCAAATCAACAGTAAGTCTTATGATTTCCTTCTGGAACGTTTCGCCCGTCTGCCGGATTTCAACAATTGCAATGTCATGCAACCGCAACGGTTGATCCGTATACCCTAAACGGTACAAGTCAGACACAGTGCCGCTTATACTGATTTTTGGGTCACAAGTGGTTTGCAGGACTTCCCACGTTTTTTCAAGAAGTGTTTCAGCGTCATCAATGTCCGAATTTTGATAGTATCCATACCGGGGACGCCCGTTTCTTCCGTAAAGCGCCGTTTTTTCCGGGTATTCAATATACTTTTGTCCGCTTGGCTTTGCGGGGTGTTCGCTTGTTGCCGTCCATACCACGTCAGAAAACGTCAATTCTTCCTGTGTGTCCGGGGCGCTTTGACTTTCAACTTCAACGCTTCCACCGTACCCATACATTGCAGTAATAACTTCTGTGTCATCATACGTGACGGAAGAATCATTCATGTTTTTGTCAATGGACAGCCGCAATCCCCGCCAAGTGCCTTGTGCCGGGGCAATGTCAAGATAACGGCCCGTAATATTGCCCGCTGTGTCAACCGTTACCCGTGGCGTAATATATGCGTTCCAATTTGTCGCAATGATTTGAATTGCTTGCCACACGCTACCCCGTTTGATTTTTGCGGATTGTGTTGCGGCAACGCTTGAATTGCCAACGGCCCAAAGCGTCCCGGTCAATACAGTTCCAAGTGCTTGGGCCGCTGTTTTATCCTCAATGTCTTGGTTGTCACAGTGTTCGTCAGAAAGTTCTGAAACAACAACGACTTCCGCAATGATTTGTTGGTAATGCTCCCGTTCTATGTTCTGGACGTTTCTGATTTCAAAGAATTCAAGCGTGTTTGTTGCCGGGTCACGGAAGGCCATGCGCTGACCACGTTGAATTACCTTCCCGGAATCATAAGGAAAAGTTGCGTCAACGGTGTATTCTTCCTGTGTCCACGTTCCTTGTTCCATATCATCCCGGACAAAAAGAACCGTTCCGGCGGCGTTCAAAAATGTTACTTGCATTTATTCCCACCGTTCCTTAAATTTGACCGTGCCTGTTCCTGTGATAGTCTGCACACCCTTCCGGGGAATAAGGAAAGACCCGGACGGTTGATAGTATTGCATAATGTCCGCTGTCCCAACCTTTGCCGTCTGCTTGTTTAAGTCAATTACCATATCCCCAGACGGAATTGTGCTAAATGTCATTGTTTCAACGCCGTTGGAATAACTTTGACTTGACGCCGCCCCGGACAACGTGCGTTCAATCCGCATAAGCGGCGGGGCGTCACCAAGCGCCACAAACTGTGTGCCACACGCAACGGACTTTTCACCCTTGCTTGTCCAATACGGGTTTGAAACGCAAGTGAACACCAAGCGCAATTTGCTTTCAAACCATTGCCGTGTTGACGGTTCTGGTTTTGCCGTACAGACCCCAAACAAGCAACGGTTGGGGTCTGTTGGCAGTTCAATCATGTATTCCTTGTCCGTCTTGGCCCATTGTGAAACATTCAACAGGTGTTCACTCCGGGCAATTTTGTCTTGTTCAAGAAGTGCAAAGGTTATGGAAACTTGTCTTGTTCCGCCGCCCATACGCACGAATTCAGAACCAAACCGCAACGCCCGTGGTCTTTCAACGGGCGTCAACGCAATAGGTGAAACCCGTATGTCTTCAACCATAACGGGCGCAACGCTTTCAAGCGCTATTCCGTCAAATATAATCATGCTTGCCACCCGCTTCGTTTAAGTTGTCTATATGCCTTGCCTTGCATATCTGAAATAACTTGACCAACAGTGCGCCCGTCAAGGTACACATTGCCGCCCGTGCGCACGTTATCACGCACAACGCCGCCCATACGGTCATAATCAAAAGAACTGTTCCCGCCGTTCTTGAAGGCTTGCCACACACGGTTTTCTTCTGCGTTCAAAATGCCTTCGCCTTCGTGCAATCTTGCGAGGAAGTTATCACGGGGGACGTAATCAAGGCCCACGCTAAAGCCCGGAATTGCGCCAAAAACAATGCTTGAATTAAACCCAAGCGCCGTCAAACGTTCAAGCTGTCTGATTATGGAATCAACGGCGGAAGCGACTTCACCAACGTTTTGGTTTATTCCTTCCGCAATAGAATCCACAATTTCTTCTGCCGTTGCGCCCGCCGCCCCCGGTATTGCGTTCATTGATTCAAAAGCGGCCTTTACGTCCGCAACCATTTGTTTATAAACTTCGTCAACAGAAAGTTGTGAATCTGTCAATGATCCGGTCAACTGTTCCTTTTTCTTCTGGACGTCTTCATACAATGTGTTGATGTAACTGACGGAAATACCCGTTTCGTTACCATTCACAAGGGCATCAAGATATTGTGCGCTTTCAACCGACCCGTCAGAAAGTTCAGACAACAATTTGTGATTAAGGCCCATTTGTTGCGCTTTTTCAAGGTTTGACAGATAATCCGCAAGGAATTGACGTTGTGATTCAAGATTTTTCGTAAGTGTTGACGTAGTTACCAATTGGTCATTATACTTTTCAAGTTCTTTGTGCTGTTTTTCCCAAGCGTCAGAACCTTCTTTTAGACCTTCAAGGCCCTTTTTGATCTTGTCAATGTTTTCCTTTGCCTTGGTGTATGTCGAATAATCAACCTTGTTAAAGCCTTTAACAATGCCGTCAAGTGTGCCTTTGATACCGTCCCGGACGCCTTGAACGTAATCATTCAAATTGGTCAAGGTTTCACGTACCGCTTCAACGGCGGTTTTTGCGGCTTCCTTTGTGTCTGCGGCCCACTCTTGCGTTTTAAGGTCAATTTTTTCAATTGCGCCATACTCTTTTTCAATTGCGGCGTCCCCTTGGTCTACTATATCAAGGGCCTTTTGCATTGCGTCTGTGGTTGTTTCAAGCTTTTTGGTTGCTTCGTCCGCATTTGCTTTTAACGTATTGTAATATGCAAATTCATTATTAAGGAATTCACGTTGTTCGTCTGTCAGTTTTAATTCTTCCGCTTGAATATAACCGATGTGTCCAAACTCTTTGCCGTTAAACCACTTGGCGGCGCTTTCTGCCGTCACGCCAAGTTCTTTATAATACCGTTGCAACTGTTCTTTTGCTTTGCTTAATCTGTCATCAAAAAGAAGTTTATTGACTTCAAGCAATGGCAATTCATCATACTGATTTCTAATTGCTTGACGCCGCTGTTCCTGTGCTTTAAGCAACGCAAGCTTTTTTTGCCCCGCTTCCCACGCAACGATATAATCATCAATTGCCTTTTTGCCGCCGTTTACTTCACCCGTTTCCGTATTGATAATAGAATTCAAGCCCGGTAAAGTCTTAACAAGGCGTTTGCAGATTTCAAGCCAATCTTCACCCTTTGCGGCAATTTCGTCTTCTGAAAAGCCAAGCGCTTTCAAATACTCAATTGTTTGTTCTGACTTTGCGCCAAATTGAGATATATAATCCGCCGCCGCTTTGCCCTGTTCGTCATCTTCTGTTTTGCCATAAAGTTTTTCAAGGATTGCGGCTGTGTCTTCTGCTTCCTTCCTAATAAGTGCTATTTCATCAAGCTTGTCTTGCGTTTTAAGGTTAATTTCGGCAAATTCTTCCAAAACATTGGGTGTGCTTTCGTCCGGCAAAAGCTTTTCAAGAAAACCATTCAACCAATTTGAAGCGTCTGTGACAGCATTATAAAAAGAATTGCCAAGCGCCGTTTTTATGCGGTTTATGTTGGTTTCCAACTGCCGCATACTGTTGGCGTATTCATTAGAAGTCCGTGAAAAGTCCCCTTGGGCGTCAGACGTTGCTTGCATCAGATATTGATACCGCAACATTGTCTGTTCGCCCTGTGACATTTTGTCATATGTCTTTGTCAAACCTTTTTGAAGCGCAAAGGCGTTCAATGTCGCAACAGAAAGGTCAATGCCAAGTTCCTTCAATGGCATTGTCTGACCGGAAATGCCGCTACGGATTTTGGCAAATGCTTCTTCAAAGTCCAGATTGTAGAATGACGCCATGTCCGCCGCAAGGCCCGCAAGGTCTGTGGACACACCAACAATCTGATCCCCGGCAAGTCCGGCAGACTTCAACATTGCGCCCATTGTGGAAGAAAACTTTTTTGCCTGTGTTTCCGTCAATCCAAATTGATCCCCGGCGTTTTTCGCCCATTTTTCAATCTGGTTTGCGTTGTCGCCAAACGTGACGTCAACAACGTTTTGAACTTCCTTCAAATCGGAAGCGGCTTCCAAGGCGTCCTTGCCAAACTGCAAAAGTTCCTTGCCGATCTTGACGGCAGAAAACCCGGCAACAAGCTTTTTCAGCATTGAAGAAAAGCTATTGCCAATATTGGACGTGCTTTGTTCAGCGGCCTTGTCCCAATTTTTTGTTTCCGTCTGAATAGCACGGGTGATTTCCTTAATGTCAGCTATTGCGTGTTTGCCGTCCGCCGTTACTTCAAATACAATTTGACCGTCATTCGCCATTTGCTGTTTTCACTTCCTCTTTCGGCAGAATTGCCATAATCCCGGCAAACACGTTCCCAACGTCCCTTTCATACTTCTTTGCGGCTTCCGCTTCCGTTAAATGAAGGGCGCATTGGCGTTTTGCCATTATCAACCACTCACGTTCTTTTTGGTTGTACTGTGTAGCGTGTGGGATGGGCCTTGCCCGGATTCCAAGGACTTCTTCATATCTGTTGCCGTTGGGAAGGTTCTGCAATAGTTCTGTGAATTCCAACCAATGCAGACGTTCCCGGAAAAGGTCAATCCCGTATTCCTGCCGGAAGGCTGTGCGAATTAGCCCGGCGTCCTGTTCAAAACTTGTCAGCTTTTCACCCTGTGGCGCATTGTCTGGAATCAGTGACAACGCCACACGCACAGCCTTCAAGACCTTTTCAATGTTCCGTGGGTGCTTGGTCAAGCACTTCAACGCCAAATAATCCCTTGCGTCATCCATTAAATCTTCCATTGCAAGGAATTCAAGCATTTTCAGAACGTTTCTAAAATCAAAATCAAGCTTGTAAAACTTGCCGTCAACGGTCACGCCGTCCGGCATACGTTCAAAAAGCTTCATAGTTTCATCTTCTTTTGCACCTTGGAAAGCTTGTCCCCCAAGCGCTGTCTAAAGTAATTACCGCAAACATTGATGACGCTTGCGGCGTCTTCATTGTAAAATTCCATAAGCTTCCGGGCCTGTTCAGCACCAAAGATGACCCTTGCAAACAGTTCCGCCGCATCATTCATGTCTTTCTGATCCGGGTTTTCGGTCTGTGTGATTTCTTGAAGTTTCTTTTGTGTCTTATTCAGACCCGCAACCATGCGCACAGGGTCAGCGTTGACAACAAGCGTCAGCGTGTCACCGCTTTCGATGATTTTTACAGTATCGTGAACTTTGTTCAACGTGATATTGTAAGAACGTTTGAAAGGATTCTTCATTGTTTATTCCCCTTTTCTACAAGAACAGCGGGGGAAGGAAACCCCGCCCCCGCTGTTGATTAACTGTTGCTTGCTGTGGTGACAGTGGGCTTGCCATTGAACCGAATAGTACAAGAGAAAGTATTAACGTCAAGAGTATTGCCGCCAAAACTCACAACTTCACCAATGGAACAATCGCAAACGATCTGTTTGCCTTCCGCAATGATCTTGACAGAACTATTGCGGTCAGTGCCAAGCGCAAACTGTTTACCAACAATATAGTCTTGTGCCGCATTGCCCGCAATGCGCCGCCCGGTCACTTGCAGTTCCGGGGCGCTTCCGGTTACTTCGTTATGCGCCACGCCTTCACCGCAAAGGAAGAAATACTGTTGATTTTGTTCGTTACTATTGAAGGTCACGCCTTCAATGCCTTCACACAGCTTGGAATAAGTCCAAGAACCGGGGGTTGTTCCCGTAGCTTCCGTGTATTCCGTGCCAATCCAAATTTCATTCGCCCAAACCGGATTGAGTGCCATTTACTGTGACTTCCTTTCTATAAAGATTTATAACAATGTCGCAAGCCATAATCCATGTATTGTTTTCTTCACGTCCTATGACCCGTGGCATTGTTCCGTTTGTAATGTCCACGATTTCCCAACCGTTGCCGTATGGATATGACGTCTTCCGGGTCAACGTGTCCATTATGTTATTAAGTGTGTCCGAAAGAATTTGTAAGTCAGTATGTTTGCCATTCAACGCAAGCGTGATTGTGAAGTATGCGTTTTTGTCAAGAAACACGGTTTCCGCATTGCTTGGGGCTACCTCACAACACAACCCGTTGCCGATCCCCAATGCGCCACGTTGAATGTTCGCATAATTGCCCATAGCGTCAATCAAGTCCATAACCGCTTCAATGGAAAGGTCCAAAATGCTTGTTGACGCCGGGGGCGTGGTTTCCGTGACTTCCTGCGTAATAGGTGTTTCACTCATTTCTTGTACAACCTCATTATTGCTTGCGCTTGTCTGGCCCATAAATCCTTATAAAGCTTTCTTGCGACTTCTACCCAACGCCATGTTGCACGGGAATTGACGTCCGGGTGTGCCGTCCGTATTTCGTAATATTGCCGTGCGGCGTATGGTGTGTTCCAGATTAAAAGGCCCTTTTTCAAGTCAGAATGGATATAGCTTGAAATGATTAACATTCCCGTGTCTTCTTTGCAGAATTCATTGCAATCCTTCAAGATTTGAGAACATATCATTTCACGCCCGGTTTCCCACGTATTGTCAATAGTGGCCTTTATGCTGTTTGCGTCAATCTTGATTTTGACAGCCATAGCGTCACCCCTTAAACAAGGGCCACTTCCCAATGATGAAAGGTGTCAGTGTCATCCCGCAAGGCGTCCACGCCAATAACGGTGAATTGACCAACTTCCTTGCCCTTGGCGTCTGTCACAGTTACACGCATATCGCCATTGTTTCTATGCGCTGTCTGCAATAGTTCATACCAATCAAGGAAAGGTGCGCTTGTGTGTGCGTCAACAAAAAGAATACCCCGCAAGGTGCAATCTGTGTTGGCTTGCGTCTTGCGGATTTCGTTTGTTGGTTGGCAATGAACACGCTTCACCGTGTATTCCGTGTAAGTCTGGTTCTGGTAACGGTCAACGCCGGAACAAACCTTGACAACCGCCGTTGATTTGAGAATTTTTGACGGAATAGGTTTAAGCACGTCACCACCACCAACCTTCTATTGTTGGCACTTGGGGATTCATAAGGCCCGTCTGTTCAAGATAGGATATTGCCATAGGGGAAATATTTTCCGCCATTCTTCCACCCGCCGTGTTCCCGGATTTCCCGTGTACGGTCACTTTGCCAACAGTGAAACCCGCCGTGGCGGTTTCGTTGATTGAATCCACGCCGTTGATGGCAAGGAAATCAATCTGTGCGCAAATGGCCTTCTTGTACAACGTGGGAATAGGTGCGGGAAGGGTCATCACTTTGTTTTCGTCTACCCAATGCGTCACAGCGCCTACAACGTCAGACGCACGGGCGCAAAGGGCGGGGAAGGACGTGTTGTCAACGTCCGTTCCCCCGTAGACGGTACTATAAAAAGTAAAGTCTACAACGCCCATTTAATCACCCCGGATTAAGCCTTAACGACAAGCTGTGTGTTGCCGCCCGCAACAACATATCCGGTTTCAACGTTCACCATAGCAACCGTGATATACTTGTCTGCGGTCTGGGATTTAAGGGTTACGGGGTTGGTTGCCATGTCAACCCAAGTTTTGGCAATGGGCGGCACAGCACCATATGTAAGGTCAACGGCGGCGTTTTCGCCCGTGCAATACACAAGCTTCAAGCCTTCCGCAACCTGTCCGGTTGCAAAGATGCCCTTGCCCGCAACGGTAATGACAGAATCACCGTCATCCGCAGTTCCGGCAACGCTTGTAACGGTCAGAGAACCAAGGGACGGGGCGGCGGACAGGTGCGCATACACGCCCGCACCACGCTGTGCAAGCATAAAGACGTCATAATAATAACGTTCATAGTAAATATCCTTGCCCTTGGTAGCGGCAGAACCGGGGGAAATCATGGACACATCATAAATGATGGGTGCGGCAATGGCGTCCGGGTCATAAAGCAGGAAATTGATCTGCTGTGCCGTCACGGTGTTAATGGCCCAACCTTCCGTGAAGGTGTACGCCGTCTTCATCATGTCGTCCGGCACTTCTTCAATCATAATGCCGTCAAGACGGGCAATATTGCGGTCAACGTCACGGATTCCGTTGGTGACCTCAATAAACCGGGTCATTCCGGTTGCCTGTTTCAGAAGCTTGTAAACCGCCGGAATCATCTTGCACCGTACCCGGTCACGGTTGACACGCTGATTGGTCATGTAGGCAACGGCGTTGTCCCACTCCGCAAGGATGGTGGAAGACGTAAGGGATTGCGTAGAAACGCCGCCCTGTGCCGCCGCAAACCCGGCAAGCTTCATGGACATATAAGCGTCCTGCTCCGGCACTTTGTGTTGTTCGTTGAATACACGGGTCACGTTGGCAATCGTGGCAACTTCATTGGATTCCACAACGTCAAGCGGGTCAACAAGGGTGTCCCACTCACGATCCATAGTAAGGGTCATTGCCTGCCAATCAATGTTGAAGTTGCGGTTGAAAGTTCCCGTGATCTGGTCACGGTTTGCCGCCCGTGCGCCGGAAGTGGTCACAATGGGAATGTACACGGTTTTTCCGTTCAGCGGACGGAAACGGTAACTTTCGCCTTGATTCCACAGGTCAGCATAATAAGACAGATAGGGATATGCGGTCTGGATTGCCCGTCCGTACTGCGCCGCATAGTTAACGGGTGCTTGAACAAAAGACATTATTTCGACTTCCTTTCGTTGTTATTTCTTGGGAAATCCCCAAGCGTTTGTAAAGGCCGCAACCGCCCCTTCTTCACCTTTCGGCATAGCGCCTTCCGGTTTTGCCCCAAATTGCGGCATTTTGGGGGCGGGGTCTGCCGGATTGAAATATTCTTCATAATCCTTCTTCAATTCGGCAAGTTGTTCCGTGATGGGTTTTGCCTTGTCAGAATGGTCAAGCAAGTCATACACCCGGTCAAAGAACTTGGGTTTGATTTCCGCATAGTCAGCACTATTCCGGGCTTCCTGCCGGGTCTTATACCCGTCAAACTGCCCTTGAAGTTCCTTGTATTCCGGCGTTTCAAGCACGTTGACCTTGGGAATGTTTGCTTCCCACTCTTTCTTTGCCGCTTCAACGGCGTTTTGTGTAGCTGTCTGCGCTTCGGTAACGGATATATACCCTTCGGAAATCGCTTGCCCGTATAAGGCAAAAAGCTTGTCTTCCTTCTGTTTGGGTGTAAGTTCATCATTGCCAAGGATTCCGCTGACAGCTTCACGGGTATACTTTGCCATTTTTACTCCCTTCTTTTTGCGGTCTTTGGAAGATAGACCGAAAGGCGTTTGTTACGTCCCGCCGGACGGATTTTGTATGAAAAAAGCGGGGCGTTTTTCCACGTTCCCGCTTGATTCAACTATGAACTTGGAAAATATGCGCCAATTTTTCCAAGTTGTTTTTATCCTTCACGGCGCATGAAGTTCTTCTTAATCCGGCAAGGCGCTTTTTGTCCTTGCTCGTTTGGGCGGTTGCAAGCGGCGCTTGTAGGTGTCGAACCTACGCCCACGGGGTCAAAGCCCGTTATACTGCCGTTATACGAAAGCGCTATAAGCAACCGCCCGTTGTGTTATCGTATGTACTTACTGCCGGACGGTTTTTCATCCGGCCTTGCACACCAACCAATTATGAAGGCTATAACAGCCCACACCCAATGAATCACAGTGCCTTTTTCACTTCTTTCACCCTTTCTTTAAGAATGTAACGGAGCAATCCCCGTTCGCATCACTCCACACGGTATTGTTCCCCTTGATAGCGTTAATCTGTTGCGGTGTTAGTGTGGTTATAAGGACAGGGTTGGCAAGCTCATAGGCAAGCTGTACACCGTTCATGGCTTCGGCACATTCCGCTCCTGTTGAAAAGCTGTTCGGCGGGAAAACAAAAATAAATAATCTGTTTTTTCCTTCATAAGCGGGGGCAAACTTTCCAACCGTCCATGATCCATTTGATGTGGTCAAATCAAATTGAGAGCATTTTGCTTCTGCTGAATAAGCAGATGTCCCGTAAAATTGTGCATCATTGAACGTTGCTTCCCATATCTGACGGTTTTGATTTTCAGAACGTTTTGTATATGTCTTTGAACCAAGATTTATACCGTTCCATGTCTGCCACACTTCCCCTGTCACCATATCGACATAACCGCCGAAAAGGGTGGAAGGGAAGGATGCAGGGTAAACAGTTCTTTCGACTTCTGATCCTTCAACAAGGAAAATGTCTTTGATAATAAGACCACCGACAACGGAAGGATTCGCAGAAACCACATTGAAACTGATGGTATATGTTCCCTGTGGCAGTTCAAATGGGAATTTTACAGACAGATTGTTACTACTTCCGCTGTGCAAGAAAACAATCCGATTGCAATTCGCATCGTCAACGTTAAACGTAATGGAATAAACGCCGGATGAAGTTATTGATTTTGATCCTGCACCTTTGATATACGTACTGTCTTTATAAAGCTGAATATACGCATCAAATCTTGTTTTTCCATCCGTTGAAGCGTTCTGCCATTGTCCGTTGACTTTTTCCATACCGGAATTATTTGAAATATCCGGTACAATGCCGTTAATCTGTCCAACGTTCACCGCATCCCATCCGGTTATGGGAAGGATGTTGTCAGGGGATGGTGTGCCGGAGGCTTGAACGGGCAGGAAGTTCGCAACAAGGCTTTTCAGCGGCTTGGCAAGGTCTGTCAAGAAGGTCAGCGGGTTTCCGGTTGCTGTGTCTTCAACCGCACTTCCGCTTGCGCCCGCTAAAAACAACAGGTCTTCCGTGCTGAAAAAGTCGCTGTCATAGTCATAGAACGGAAAAGTCAACTGTCTTCACCGTCCCCCTGTTCAGAACTGCCGCCCAATGATCCGCCCAAGCCGCCGCCAAGCGAACCGCCAAGGCCACCACCAAGGGAAGCAGAAGTGGAAGCAGAAGACCCCGTGTCAAACTGCGCAAAGTTATACCAATAGCCTTCACGCCCGTCAAACATTTGCAGGATTCCGGCGTCAACTTGGATATATTGACTTCCGCTTGCAAGCGGGACGCCGTTAAGTGTAGTGGGCGGGGCTTCCGTAGACAGACCCGCCGCCTTGATTAAGTGCTTGTTTCCTTCAATAACCCGGTCATACAAAATGTCCATTATTCGGCGTCCCCTTTCTTTGCTGTCTGTTTCCTTCCGCCCTTGGCGGGCTTTTCAGTTTCATTTTTCCCGCCGTTTTCCGGCGTTTCTGCCGCCTTCTCTGCCTTGGGCTTGGATTTCCCCGGCAGGAAGTCAGCGGGCAGGATTTCCCCGCAAATAAGGCAGTATTTCACGCAATTCACACACTTGATCTGTTCATGTTTACACGCCATGTTAAAAACCTCACTTTCTACGCATTAAAAAAGCGGCCTTGCGCCGCTTTATTGCCTGTCCTTGAAGAATTCCACCCAATAAGGGTTTTCCCGGTCAAAGATTTCCTTTTGTTCCGGGGTCAGTTTGTACGGGTAATCTTCAAACAAATTGAAGACCGTTTGACGGTCAAAGGAAAACAACCACACGCCCTTTGCGTCTGGATTATCAACCCACCATATTTGATCCGTTGGGTTTTCCTTGTAAAAATTATTTTTCGCCGCCACCAAGTCCCTTCTTTTGTTTGTCTGCCGCCGTGTTGATGTACTGCAACACTTCTTCAAACTGACTGTTGCCCTTTACTTTGTCAATGTCAAACAATACTTCCGTCACTTCATACTTCATGCCGTAGGTGCTGTGTGACTTCTGACAACCAAAGCGGTTTTTCAATTCAACGTCATTCAGTTCATACCAAGTGTTTTTGCGCCAACCGGATTGCATTTCCAGATATTCAAACCCGGTTTCCGTCTTGCGCACAATAGCGGCGTGTTTTCCTGCCGTGAAGAAGTATTCTTTGCCGTCTTCAACCTTGTCAAGAAGTTCATGCGCAATCGTGAAGTCATTGCCGCCCTTAACAACCACGCCGTCAATACCCGTGAACTGTGCAACCTGTTTCAGTGTGTCGGTTCTGCTTATGACGTATTGACTTGCGCCGCCCCGGAAGTCCGTGACGTCATATCCGGCTTTGTTGCCCGCATAAGCAAGACCAAGGGAAGCACATGACCCCTTTGTTTTGTCCGCCCCGCTTATCTTCTCAATGATTTGTTCACTTGTCAACGGTTGTGCAAGTGGTTTGACCTCAAGCGGCGTTGCGCCGTTGCGCTCAAACATTTTAATCATATTACTTTTCTGTGCGGGTTGTGTCGCTTGTGGTGCGACATTTTGCGGCGTTGCCTGTGGCACGGGTGCGGCAGGAATAACAGGGGCGGTTGGTGTTACGGGTGCGGGTGTCGGTTTCGGCACAACCGGGACGCCCGGAACAATCGGAACATTCGGCGTCATTTCACCAAACTTGTAGTTTTGCTGTGCGCCGCCCGCCTTGTAGAATGATTCAATGAAGTCCTTTTGATCCTGTGTGAACTTCTTAACGTCATACGTGTCCTTTGACGGAAATTCCCTTTGCGTATAGACAGCTTCCCTGTCACGGTGTCTGGCCCGCCCGGTTTCCTTGCAGAATTCGTCAATGTCGGCAGAACTCTTTTTGATCCGTTCTTGTTGCGCCTTCAACTGCTCTTCCGGTACGCCCCTTGCCTTCATCATGGACAAGTCACGCTTTTCTTCCCGCAATTTCCGTTCCAAACGCCGCTGTTCTTGACTTTCGGCGTATGTCTTGGCGTTTTCTTCTTCTGATTGCGGCTGTCCGTGAATCTGACTTACACCCGGAATGAAAGGGGACGGGTAATGTTTGCAATTGATCCCAAACAACCCCGCCGCCTGTCCATAAGTGGTTTCAGATTGTGCGTAAACGTGTATTACGTTGCCGTCAATGTCTGTTATGTCACGGGGGTTGTTCACGGCAGAAATGACTTTGTTCTGCCAATCATAGCAAAGCGGCCTTGCGCCGTTGTGATAACTGACCAAATACAAATCATTGCCAAAGTCTTGGTTGACTTCCCACACAGCCGCCCGCCCCGTGTTCATAACCGTTGTTCTGACGTCCATTGCAACATACGCTTCCGCTGACCAATGGTGATTGCCGTGGTCAATGAAACCCGTAATGCCGCCCGCCTTCAAACGGTCTATGCCGTGTTGTACGGCTTGATTCCAAGCGCTGACGCCTGTGACGGTTTCGCCCGCCGCAATGTCAAGCGCCGTTTGCGTGGTCTGTATTCTGGTTGCAATGTCCGCCACGGTTGCTTTATAAGCTTGCTGTGTGCTTTCCAACATGACCGTGTTGACCAAGTTTAGCTTGCCCGCCGCTTGGTTGTAATACAACTGAAACGCCCGCATTTGATTGGGTGCAAGAATCGGTTGACTTGGCGGGTTCAAAATGCCACGTTTGACAGCCTTTAACAAGTCCGGTTCTGCCTTCTTGACAGAATCAATTATTGCCTGTTCCAAGACGCCTTGCAACGCCTTGTCAGCGCCTTTCAGACCGTCCCGGATAATCTTGACGGTTTCACGGTTGACCTTTCCCATTTGTGCCAACATTGCCGCTTGATACGTAAACGCTGACTTGGGGACGGTCATTCCTGCTTTGTAGTACGGGAAATAACGTGAAAGGTTTATCAATATCTGATCCGTTATTGCCCCGTAAACTTCCGCCATTTCCCACGACATTTGATCCATAAAAGCGGGGTTCACGTTTCAACCCCCTTTTATTCTGCCGTGTTAAACACCGCAAGCGGGTCAATCATGCCCCGGCCTTCTTCCTTGATCCGGGCAAGTTCTTCTTGTGCTTCTTCCGGGGTCAATCCCTGTCCATACTTGGGGTCTGTCAAGAAGGTGTACTTGCTCAAAAGGCCCGCACCAACAAGCATGACGCCTTCATTTATGTTTGTTTGTCTGTCTTGCGTCACGCCGTCATCAAAGACAATGTTGATGTTATAGCCGCCGGACACAAGGGATTCAATGGACGTTCCGTTTTCGTCTGTCATTTGATACAGAACGGCAACGTCAATGATATTCCGCACAAGGTGTTCAATAGCGGGCCGGATTTGGTTCTGAATCGTTTTGATTGTTTTGTATGTTTTGCTGTTCTCGCTGACAACCTCTGTTGCTGTTTTTAAGCCCGTATGTTGGTCAAAGGTGAACGTCCCGGCGCTGAACCCGGTTTGCAGACACAGGATAGACAAGAAAGCGTTGATTGCGCCAATATGTTCTTCAACCCGTAAATCAACGCTATTGTCTGAAATCTTTAAGTCTTCCGGGGCGTCACTCTGTAATGCTTCGTAGGTTTCGTCATTGGCGTCAAAATAGCGCATTGGTCTGCCGGAAATAGGGTCAACCACAGTACGCACCGCACGGGCCGGGACAATAATGCGCTTTTTGCCAAGCCGGAATTCACGCACAAACGAATCATAACAAATGTCCAATGCGTGAAGGGTTTCAAGGCTGTTCCCGTAAATGCTTACGCCAAGCGGGGAATTGTCATCCAGATTGTTGGCAATCGGTGTACGCCAATAGCAAAAAAGGGATTCTTCAACCGGGACAACAGTTCTTTCTTCAAGGTACGGGTAAATTTCAGACAGGGGATAGCGCACACCAAGAATGTCTTGTGTTTCTGCCGGATTCTTGCCGTTCTGCATTTCCGCCCGGTACAGTTCATTTGTAATGACATACGTTGTACCGTCCCACTTGTGCCATTCAAGCCGGGTGTAATAATACCCGCCCTTGGCTATTCTGGAAACAAACACGCCTTCCGTGACTTTGGCGTTGTCCCAAGAAATTGGAATGAACTGATCCGCCATTGCGTAACCAATGCACAGCTTCCGGGTTTCCGGTATTTCTTCACCGTTACTGTCCCGCCGGGATTCGGCCCAAGTCTTCATTGCCGCCCCGCCAAGCGCAACGCCTTCTTCAATGCTTTCTTGCATTTTTTCTTTGAAGGCATTGCCAACAAGAACCTTCTGAATGAATTCATTCAATGGGTCTGGGTTTTCATCCGTGCTTTCACGGCCCGCCATTGTGACGTTAACCGCACATTCTTCACCCCACACAAGACCCGCCATTTCAGAGCATAGCGCTTTTGCCATGTTCATACGGTAAACCTTGCGTGTTGCGTTAGGGTCTGCAATCGTGGGCGCTTTCAGAACGTGCCACGGTTTGTATTCACCCTTCCACAACCACTTCCAGATAAAAATACCAAAATTATAGAATTGCTGAAAAGAAGGGACGCCCCCAAGTTCAAAGACGGACTTGAAAGACCGGGCAAGTCCCGTGTCAGCTATACTTTTTTGCATCCTTGTTTTCCACCTTCTTTTCAGTTCTTCAAACCATTTCATTGCTTCACCTTCCGGCTATTGAATCACAGCTTGTACAATCACAGAAACGTCAAGCGTCCGGCCTTGCTGTCCGCACCGTGGACATTGACACATTCTAACGGGCGTTTCTTTGGCCTTTGCCGCCGTCCACCTATACAAGCAAAGCCCGCACATAACGGTTTTGGTTTCCATTAGCGCCAACCTTCAATCAAAATGGGGATGTCACGCTCGAAACTATATTCAAGGGCGTCAAGTGAATCCACGTTTGTTGATCCGTTATCAAGCCGCACGTCTTCCGTTGGTTTCTTGTTGTCCCACACAGCGTTTTTCAGTGCGTCAATAGTCCATTCACACGCCCTGTTCACATAGAACCTACGTGCGCCCATAAGAAGGCACAACGCCCTTATACGGTCATTTATAGGCCGTTTCATGGCGTTCCCTATGTTGATAGGCAATCTATTCATTGCCGCCGCTGTCCGTAGGCCGTTTATCAACGTTTGTTCTGCCGAATCACACCAACAATCCGTCACCAACCACCTTGATTGACAGCGCCGGACAAAATCAACAAAATCCTGTTCAAGCTTGGTTGGGTTCAATGCTTGTGTTTCCCGGTATTCGTCCAACACCACAATACTATTGCCAAAATAACCCAAACAGCAAAAAGCGTGTGCAGATTTTCCACCACCAAAGTCAACCCCAATGACAGCATTGCGTATATAACCGGGAATGTCATCAACAACAAACAAGTCCGGTTTGTCCGCAAACTGTTGATATATAAGACCTTCCGCAATGGCCCGTTCACCTTTTATGTCCCGCCGATACCACACGGATTCCGGGTCATACTGCCCTTGTATTTCCGCCAACCGTTCCGGCGTGATTGTTGCGTTGTCCGCAATGGTGAAGTGTTCGTATTGATACCCACCCGGCAAGCCTTCTTCACGGTATTTGTCAATGTAGTCTTCATATATGCTTGCCTTTGGGTTGCACGGGTTCAAGTCCCACAGCGTGAAGGGCTTGCGGGCCGCAATCTGACGCCCGGAAGCAACCTTGATAAAGCTTGTTCGGCTGTCCGTGCTGTCGTAGTGTTCATTTATTTCCGTTGCAATCCACAGCCCGTAAGAGTTACCCAAAATGCGCTTGTAGCTGTCCGCCTTTGATCCCCCGGCGAACACAACCACCTTTTCCCCTGTTTGCGTGTCCACGAAAAGCGCTTCATTGTCCTTGCACTTTCCCCAACGGCAACGCCCCCGGAAAAGGTTTTCAAGACCAAACCCATTGCAAACGCCAATGTTTAACTTTGCGTTGCCTATGGTTGACCCGCTTGCCAAGTGGTATTTATCCGGGCATTTTTCCAGATATGCCGCCGCAATAATGCAATGGTCTATTGTCTTCCCGGAACGTATAGCGCCTTCCGCAACGCACATTCTGTTGTGCAAGGAATTCTTTATATATCTTTTGTGTTTATCTGAAAAAGCCCCCCAAGGGATTGTTGCTGTTTTAGTCATCGTTTAACAACTCCGCAAGCGGGGACAGGTCTTCAATGTCTGCCCCTTGTCCGGGCTTTGTCACTTTATCGGACAAGCTTTCATATACTGCCGCCAAATCCCGCATTTTGTATTTAAGGATTGCGGGCTTTTTGCCTTTTATGGTCTTCTTGACCGTGCTATATTCGGTTGCGTCCGTGTCATAGGCGTCAACCATCATTTCAAGCTTGTCCAGAATTTTTGTTTTGATCCTTTCAAGCTTGGTTGCATTGTCAGCAATTACGTCTGCGGTTTTTTGTTCCGCCTTTTGTAGTGCTTTGTTCTCTGACCGTTTCCGGGCGTCCGTCCACTTTTCTTCATTGGCCCTTGTGCGCAACGTACCCCACGGTATGCCGTACTTTTCCGCCAATTTACGTTGACTTATACCGCCCGCAATATATTCCGCTTTAACCTTTCGCCAATTCACCCCGGTTTCATATTTACTTGAACCCCCTTAACGATAGAACCGGGCAATTCCCAATTCCAACGGATTCCCCTTTGAAATGCGGCAAGACCTCAAAACCTCGCTTATGAATCCCACACAGGGAAACACCGCAAAACCCCGCCCGGTTGGGAAGGAGATGAACCCCCGGACGCCCCGCTTTATACAAAGGCAGGTGTACCAAACCCGCCAATGCTTCAAAAAAGAAAAGGCCGGGTGAGAAAGGCAAAGCCCCGGCCCTGTGAAGGTGTGACGAACCGCCCAAGTTCCGCCCCCTCACATTATGAAAGGGGGACGCCAACACGTCCCCCTTTTCACCTTATTAAGATTGATTTTTTACCGTGTCATAAACCATTGCTTTGGCGTAACGTGCTTGTTCACGCTTTGAATAAGAATTCGGAAGAAAACCACCGTTTTGTTTTCGCAATTTCTTTTTCGTGTTGTAAATTGCGTCAACTGCTTCTGGTATTCTGTCCGGGTTTTCTTCAATGTACTTTGTTGGTATTCTCACAACTTCCCATTGTTCGCCCAACAACTGCCGAATAGCAATATCACGGTTGCTGTCACTTAATTCCTTGCCGTTGTGCCTTTCGCCGTCAATTTCAAGGCAAATATGCTTTTCCGGCAAGTATAAATCAATAACATATTTTCCAACGGGGTAATTCATCAAAACTTCAAACCCCGCCTTTAACATAACAACCGCCGCAACCATTTCATGTGAACTCTTATAATCCGCCGGATTTTCTGTTGCGTGTTTCTGTACAGCACAAGCAAACTTCTTGTATTCCGTCATGTTACACCCGGCCTTTTCCATAAAGCGCATTGCCCGTTCAAACATGACCTTTGTTTTATATGCTATGTATTCATACAACACGGCTTTATAATTCGCCATGTGTTCTTCATAGCAATCTTCACAAAAGCGCCCTTCGTACTGTTCGCAAAATGGTTGCCGTTTTATTTCTTTGCCGCACTTCCAACAAAACACCTTACAAGGCATATTATGCCCCCTTTGCGTATCGTGTGTGTTTCTGTCCCTTTGGGACAGTTTACATTATATATTTTTTTAATGGGTAATTGTGGGCAAACTTACATTGTTTTGATAACCCATATAACAAACAGAACCAGAAGCACAATCCACACCCAATCCGGCATTGTTATCCCCCTTTCACGATTTTATGAAGGTCAACACGCTTTCCGTCACGGGTCATGCGGCCTTCAAAAATTTCAAGCCCCGTTGCGTTGTATTCTTCAAACCGCCATTTTGCCGCCCGTGCGGTTTCAATTGATTCAAACGCAAGAACGGAATTGTTGTCCGCATGAGCAACGCACATCAACCCCCGCAATGATCCGATAAACTGACCTGCCGCCTGTGCCTGTGCGGGTTCTTTTTCCGGGTCTGGTAAGTTAATAGGCAAGCAATATACTTTCAACCAACAACGCCCCCTTCAAAGTAATTTTCATTGTATTCCTTCTGCCCCAAGTGTCCGCATTTTATACCCGTGTCAAGCCAAATACCAACTCCCAACTGTTTGACACGCCAACAAAATGATAAGTCTTCACCAAACCCCGGCATTGGCGCA